CATGGGCCCAACGCAATGCACCCCACGCAGAAACCCGTCGCATTGCCTGCGCGAGCCCTCCGCAATTCGTCGCCAGGCGAAGGGCTTGTCTTCGACCCCTTCCTCGGCTCCGGCACCACGCTGATTGCAGCCGAGCAGCTCGGGCGCCGATGCTACGGGATCGAGATCGAGCCCCGATACGTCGACGTGATCGTCAAGCGGTGGGAGAAGCTGACGGGAAAGAAAGCGAAACTCGAGGGGAGCGGGAAACGCTCCCGACGTAAGTAGGTGCCAGGCGATGGCATGGCGAAGCGAGCAGCGAAGAAAAAGAAGCGGAAGGCCAAACCCAAGCCGAAGCCGCGCAAGAAGCAGGCAGGGGCAGACCTCCAGTACGAGGTGCTCTGTGAGCTATCGCACAGCATCCCCCAGAAGCTTATCCGCGAGTTTACGCGCACGACTGAGCGCCCCCGGGGCTATCAATCCAAGCAGATCAACGAGCAGGCCGAGCGGTACGGGCTTCCCTTCGGCGGCGAGACGTGGGACCTCGAAGCGTTGCTGCGGGCGCTGTTTGAATTCCTGTCAAAGATCAGCCCCCACTACCAGCGGTGGCTCGACGGCGGCGGCGACCTGCCAGGTTCGCGGGAGACACCTTCGCTGGAGCGCGGGCGGATGGCGAAGGCGGAGCTTGCCGAGTTGCAGCTTGAGGAGCGTCGTGGCCTCGTCATCCCGCGGACAGACATACACGAGGGGTTGCTCGAATTCGCGCAGGCGTTACGGGACGCGGCGGACAGGCTTCAGCGGCAGCATGGTGCCGACGCTTTCGAGATCCTGGATGATGCGATCACGAGCGGCGAGGCGGCGGTAGAGCGAGTACTGGCGGAAAGGAACGGTAAACATCGTGGCTGAGAACACTGCAGCGTTTCAACGGGTATCGATCGCGGGCGACAAAAGCGAACTCGACGAATATCTCACTAACGGGCAGGCGGACAAGCTTGCCCCCTATGTCCAGGATGGGGTCGTATTGAAGCTGGTCTGCAGGGACAACGGCGGAATGGCGGAAGTTCACCTGCGAGCCAAGTGCGTGATATGTGGCGAGACGGTGGATTCCTATGTCATCCCGGCTCGGCACACCGAGGGTGGCGCCCGGACGGCCGAAACCCTGATTTGGGTATTCCAGGGGGACCTATTCGAACATCGAAAAAGGAGACATCGTGGCTGAATCGCGGCACGACGAGCATCCGACGACGAACCCCTTACGTTGCCCCTTGTGCGGTGGCCCGTTGGCGTTTTCTTGCGACTGCCGGCGGATCGGCTGCAACGCCTGCCAGGTTGTCACCGATACTCAAATCGGAGATGGCGGCGTCACGCTCCCGATTGTGATGGCGGAGAAGCCTGGACCGGCAGAGCTCCGGCTCGATATTCTGCGGTGCAAGGTGACTCCGGATGATGACGGTAGCGACGACAACCCCAGCTCTTGAAGAGTGGCGATGGTTTGGCGAACACGCCCGCGCCCCGCGGCTGCGCTCCATGCGTGAATTCATGGAGAGCGAGGTCATTCCCGCGCGGGGCAAGTTCCGCAACCTCCGATTCAAGTGCCGACGCCAACCGTTTACGCAGCTCTGGTTCGACGCGATCGACAGCGGGAAGTGGACGCGGCACTGGTGTACAGGACCGAGCCAGGCTGGAAAGACCTTGGTCGGATTCAACGCCCCGCTCTTGTATCACCTGTTTGAGCGGCGAGAAACGGTGATCTGCGGCGTTCCGACGCTCGATATGGTGTCCGACAAGTGGAAGGATGATATTCAGCCCGCGATCGAATGCTGCCCGAACTATGCCCATCTGATGCCTCGGCAGGGCAAGGGGTCCAGGGGCGGCACGTCGGTCAGCTACCGGATGGGGAACGGGGCCGAGCTCCGGTTTATGACGGCCGGCGGGTCCGACAAAGGCCGCGCGGGGAAAACCACGCGGGTGCTGATCATTACCGAGGCCGATGGATTCGACGAAACCAGTCAGACTAGCCGGGAATCTGACAAGCTCACGCAACTGGAGGCCAGACTCCGCGGCTTTGACGTGAGCGAAACCACGGTATTCGGCGAATGCACGCTCAGCACCGTCGAGGGGCGGACGAACCAGGAGATCACGAAGGGTACCAACAGCCAGATCAGGCTTCCCTGCCCGCATTGCGGGGCGTGGGTGGTGCCGGAGCGAGAGGACTTGCACGGGTGGGAGGAGGCCGAAAGCGACATCGCAGCATGGGAGAATACGCTCTTCCACTGCCCGGCCTGCCAGAAGCCTTGGACCGAAGAACAGCGGGCGGCGGCAAATCATGCGTGTCGGCTGGTACACCGGGGCCAAGAGATCGACGCGGTGGGCAACGTAACCGGTGAGCCTCCGCGGACCTGGACCTTCGGCCTCCGGTGGTCGGCCGTTCACAATCTGTTTCGGACGGCTGGAAGTGTAGGCGTCGACCTGTGGAAAGCGGCCCGGGCGACGGATGAAGAGAACGCCGAGAAATGGCTCTGTCAATTCGTGTTCGCCGTGCCCTACGAGGCTCCCGAAGTCGAGGAAACCCCGCTCAGTGCCGAGGTGTTGGTGCGGCGCGTCCAGGACCTCCGCCGCGGCGTCGTGCCCGACAAGGCCGAATACCTGACCGTCGGCCTCGATATGCACGGACGATTCGGGCGTTATGTGGTGCCAGCGTGGATGCCAGATGGTTGCTCGCATGTTTGCGACTACGATGCTTTCAACGTCGAGACTGATAAGTTCGGCCTCGAACGCGCGACACTGGCAGCCCTTCGCGATTTCCGCGATATGGTGATGAAGGGCTGGGGCTTGGCCGGCGGCGGCGTTCGCGTGCCCGATCAGGTCTGGATCGACGCGGGTTATGGAGCACAGACTGACACGATCTACAAGTTCTGTAAGGAGTCGGGCGAGCGATTCCGACCGATCGTTGGCCGAAGCGCAAGTCAGCTTGGGGTCGGGCGCTACACCCAGCCGAAGAAAACCGGGCCCGAGGTCCGCAGGATCGGCGACGGGTATCATATCGCCTTCCAGCGCAAGGCCCGCGTACTCCTCGTGGTCATCAATGTGGACCGGTGGAAAAGCTGGGTACACCAACGGCTCGCCTGCGCCCCTGAGTCGCCGGGATCGATGACGCTGTTCAAGGCTATGCCCCGCGACCACATGGGGTTCATCAAGGAAATCACAGCGGAACGCGAAATCGAGGAATTCGTGCCCGGCAAGGGCCCGCGCAGGCGGTGGGAGCGGATACGGCACGCGAATCACTACCTCGACTCGACGGTGTACGCCTCGGCGGCGGGGCATTTTTGCGGGTTCCGGCTGGTCAAGGGCGGCGACGATCAGCCAGTCGTGGTAACGGATTGGTTTGCACGGCAGAAACGGCGAACATGATCAGCGGTAAACCTGTCGGGACAACGGAGTGTCCGAAATGCGGGTGTCTGGACGGCGAAAACCTGCAGCTTATCAAGTGGTGGGGGCAAGCGCACGTCAAGCGTCAATGCCGCCACTGCCATCACGTCTGGTCGATCCCATGGGACTTGGAGCCCGTCATCGTCGAATCGCCCAAGCCGTCGCCCGACCGCCCTGTCGCCTTTCCGATGATCCATTGCCCGGCCTGCAACTCGACAAAAACCCACGTGACAAGCACGCGACGCCCGATTCGGCACCACAAATGTGACACCTGCGGGCACTGTTTCAAGTCCCACGAGCCCCAAAAATAAATCTGCGAAGGTTATAGACGCTGTAATCTGCGCGCTAGAAGCACGTCTATAGCACCCCTCATGCTACACGCATGGGAACGATCGCCTCAATTGAAACGCTGGGTAATGCCGCGCGAACAGCAATGCTCGCCGGGGATTGGGCGACGGCGTTGAGCTACGCCCATGCGGCACAAATGGAATTGGCGACGACTCCCGATTCAGAATTCATCAACGCAACAGGCTTCAAATTCGATCGTCGGGCAATCGAATCAATGATCGCCAATATCTGTCGGCAACAGGCCGTTTCCCTGGGGATGCAGCAAACGAAGATCACCTATGCCAGACCTACCGATTCCTGAACTCGACCAACCGAAACGGCAGCGGCGCCCGCGAACGTGGCCGCTTGATCTCATGTACCTCGCCGGCGTGGCGGCATTGACGGTCAGCAGCGGTGCATACGACTGGCGGATCGGCGGTCTGGTCGGCGGTTCGATTCTGCTGATCAGCGCAGCGATCGGAGGGCGGCGGGCATGATCGTTGACGCCATATTCGGTCGACGCTCCCCGGTTCGGCAATTCTCGCTCGATGCTGCGCGTAGCAATCGCCTGAACGAAGACCACTGGGCAGACGCGAGCGACGAATCGATCAACACGATTCTCGCCAAAGACCTCTCCACGATCCGAGCCCGCGCCGGGCACGAGTTCATGAATAATCCGATGGTGAAGGGTGTCGCCAAAACCTACGTTGACGACATCGTGGGGCCGAAGGGACCATCCCTGGCGATCCAAACGGATGACGACAATTACAACACGACGCTAGAGCAAATCTGGCAGGAATGGTGGGCACTGCCCGACCTGAACGGTGTCCTATCCGGTCCTGATGTTCTAGGCGTCTCTGGCTTTGGGCTGTGGACTGCAGGAGACTACCTGTGGCAGATCGTAGTTGACGATGACGCCAGGACCCCCATTCGGCATCGGATCCTCGTAATCAATTCGCGCCGCATGACCACGCCCTACGACCGGTCGGGCGACGATTCGATCATGCTCGGCGTGGAGCGGAATAAGACCGGGAAACCGCTTGCGTACTACATCGAAGCGGACGCACTCGGCGAAGGTCTCCAGCGATACTCGATCGAATACTCCCGCGTGCCGGCGGAGGACATGATCCACGGCTTCGAGCGATTGGAGCCGGAGCAGGTCCGGGGCTTCCCGTGGCTGCAAACGTGCCTCCCGATCGTCGCCGAGCTGCGCGACTACGACAAGCAGGTGATGGAAGCCGCGCGGATGGCGGCGGCACTTGCCGTGCTGCTGTTTGCCCGTAACCCCGACGCTGGAACGATGACCGTCAATGATTCGACGGAGATCGAGTCGGGCACGATGAAAACGCTCCCGCCGGGGTACGAAGCCACACAGATCACTCCGACCCAACCGCCTGCGATTTACAAGGAATTCCGCAGTGAAAAGCTGACCGAGCTCGGCAGGCCCGTGGGAATGCCGCTGCTCACCGTGCGACTGGACGCGGCCGGGCACTCCTGGTCAAGCGCCCGCCTCGATCGCGACGTCTATCAATCCGGCTTGCGAGTGCAACAGAGTGGCATCAATCGCACCGGCCTTAATCGACTACTCGATATCGTGCGACGCGAGGCCGAACTTGCGCGGCTGATCGATGTCCGCGACGACTACAAATACGTGTGGACGTGGCTGCCGTTCAGCTCGATCGACCCGCTGAAAGAAGCGAAGGGGGCAACTGAACGTCTCTTCAAGTCTCGCGTTACGACGCTTGCATATGAATGCGCGGCCCTGGGCTTGGACTGGGAAGACGTGGTCAAGCAACAGAAACGCGAAAAGGAAGCGCTCGAGGCGGCTGGCCTGCTGCCGGCTGAGCCAGAGCCGGAAGAACCCGAAAAGGGGGCCGAAGATGACGACGACAACGAAAAACCTAAATCGGGCGCCTGAGTATTTTCGCGGCCCGATTGCGCGGGGGATCGCCAAAGGGGCGGTCGATCCGAATGGCGGCAGCGACAATGCCGGTATCATTCGCGGTCTGGCGATCGTCACGCGAGGCGAGGCTTCGGGGCATGGCTACTGGCTCGATGAAGAGTTTCTCGGCCAAGTCACTACAGCAATCGAGGAAGCCCGCTTCGGCATCAAGGCGCGATTCACACACCCCGGTTTGAGCGGCGACGGTCTCGGCAAATTCCTCGGCCGCGTGCGAGAT